CCAGTTTCAAAATTGGCAGTTTTAAGCTTGTCTATCATAGCAGATTTAATGACTGCATTATCAATCAAGGTTTCACCAGTGATATGAGTCAATTTACCGTCAAGTCGATTGTGACCATTAGCACCTAGGTTTAAACCAGAAATCAAATCGCCTGCACTGTTGATGTTCTGAACGGCCCAGGAGCCAGCGAGCTGAGTCATTTTTGTTTGAGTCGCTTCAAGAGTCTTGTCTGTCTCTAGAGTCGCATCTTCGGGAGCTGGTTGCCAGCGACGGTCAGTCGTGCCTTCATAGAAATCAAGCTCTGTCATGAACAGACCGCCCCATTTATTAGGATTGTTCCGGTCGTATTCGAATTGCAGATAGCCCTCATCAAAATTACCAACATTGAATGTAACGGATTTTTTGACTGTGCTACCATTATCGAATACTGCTCCGTCAACCCACCGAGGCTGACCGTTGAAAATCAGTATCTTTTCCTGATAATCCGAAACAGAACCTTTTACACGCTTGCAGAAATAAACTCTGAAATATTTTGAGTTATTATCGAATGCCAAAATATTTAGAGTATAATCAGTATTTCGCTTGGCAATGAACCGTGGGCTTTTAACTACTGCGCCAGGTCGCAATTCAAACATACGCTTTTGACCGTTAAAATAGAACGGGTGAGACGTAAAACTCAAACGACCATTCGCTTCTGTCCAATATTTCAGACCGTCGTCCGCTCTCGAATTTCGGAGCATGTTAGGGCCACCTACGTTGGCATATTTCCCAACCTCAACTTGAAAAAGCTGATTAGTCAGAGTCATGCGAGCGACCTTCTCAGCAATGTCAGACTCACTACTGCCAATAATGCGCTCGTACAGCTTGCTCGTTTCTTGTACACGCTGAAAATCAAGCAAGTTAGCTTTATTATCCAGTTGAGATGTAATGCTATCAAAACGCTGTATAAAGCCCTCTGCGGTCTTTTGAAACTCGGCCCTGGTCGCTAAGATATCTCTCTCCGTGTCAGATCCTAATTTCGTGAATGACTCAGTCAGACCTTTGATATCTTCTTTCGTAGACCTGCGAAACTCAGTATGGTCAAGTCTGAACTTCTTGAGACGGTCATTTAGAATGTCGAGTTCGGCAGAATTTGCTTTAAAACTATCCAAAAACGACTCTTTAGCTTTCTCAATCCCGTCTTTCGCTTGCTCACTGATGCGCTTGGCTTCTTCAGCAAGTAAGGCACTAGCACCCGCTTTCGTTAAGGCTTCGTCTGCTTTTTGCTTAGCTTCGCGCAGCCCTACACTATCAAAATTTCTGAAACGTTGGTCGATTGTCTCTGTTAGACTTTGCTTGACCTCTTCGGCTTTCGCCTTGGCTAGTTTTATTTGCTCGTCAAAGTCGCTTTTGAGTTTTTCGACCTTTTGGTCATGTCCTCTGTCCGCCTCTTCAAATTGGTTTTGAAGTTGCTTCTCAAATTCATTGAATTGCTCAAATTTTCTTGTGAGCGTTCCTGCGTACGAATACTGCGCATCATTTCCAGCTTTACTATCTGCGCTGATACGTCCACGCAGACCGCCTTTGAATGTGAATGATTGACTTAGGATTGGTGATTTGAAGGTCTCGCCGGTATTTGTCTTAATGGTCACCCACTGACCGACGTCCAGCAATAAATGACCTTGATAATTCAAATTGAACGGATAATAACGAATATCCTTGATTTTGTGATAAAGATTATCCAAAATCGATTGAGACATGAACCGATTTTCAAGTTCTAACGAGCGACCCGTACGCAGACCAACCGTGAGTGTCTCTTTATCTTTCTTGCAGGTTATCCCAGCAATTCGATACTCGATTTCACTCTTGGTCAATCCATGCATGAAATAGCTATCTGCTGTAATCGTGATCCCCGAATCTGTCAATTCCTTAATTTCGAGTTTGCCTTCTCGATTGAAAAAGCAAGACATCCCAAGCATTTGAGATGCTAGGCTCAAAACATCTCTGAATGTCATTTTTTTCTCAGGGGGAATTTTCTCAATTTGGTAATTCATGGATGTTAAATCCATGTTCTCGTTTGCTAGCTCGACTCCCGTTTTTAGACAAACCTCTTTGATAACTTGTCTAATTTCAGCAGGATAGGTCAGAGATGTGATGTGTTCACGATTGAGCTTAAACATCCCGTCCATAAGGTCGAGCTTGGTCGTTTTACGGTTCCGGTCAATCTCAATATCATTGATGAAGTATTCGCCCATTTTGACCCATTCATAGGTTCCATCGACCAAAAGACCGATTTCAGGGTAAATCTTATCTAGTTTATTGAAAGTGGTAATGATGCTAGAAAAGATGATTTTACCACTGCCTGCGCATGTTCCACCTGGCTTGTAA